ATCGAACTTTATCTTTAGTAGCATTAATCAAAGTATCCAACATCAATTTATCTTTAAATATTTTACTTTCCCCCATCATCTCACCTTCAGCTCCAATGATTTCACCAAAGAGTCCTGCTCCGACAGCACTTCTGGTAGCATCCCTCTGATCCATGCTTGCAAAAAGTTCTTTAGTAGGTCCTTGTGCTTGCTTAGCTGCGGTCTGTAAGACGTTTCCAGTAGGTGGATTGCCCACCATGTTCAAGCCCCAGTCAATCAGGAACCGATTGATGTCGGCTCCTCTTCGTGGGTAATATTTATCGGTAATTCTTTGCGAGGTTTCAAAGGCTTTATCATAATCGATACCAGCATAACCTCCTGGTCCATCGACTCGTCCTCTTTTAGGCGTGTCTAATCCTGACGTGATCCCGCTTGTGGATCCTCCCAGTCTAAACATTGGTCTATTTAATACTCTGCTCATTATGTTCCTGGTATTCTTGGTCCTTGATATATATTTGCAGGAGCTTGATAGCCACTTCCTCCAGCTCCTCTAACCGCTCCATAAATTCCAGCCAACGTAGCTCCCGTTCCAAGCGCCGTCTGCAGCGGTGTTGGATTCGGTTGTTGTTGGAACTGATACTGGTTACCATAGCCACCCATGATTCCTGTCAAACCCTGACCTAGGAATCCTAGTCGTTCGTAAGGTTCGTAGGCTCTCATTCGTTCCAGTTCTCTGTCTGCATCTGAGACTGCTTGCGCTTGGGCTTGTTGTTGTGCGCCCACTGTACCCAAAGTCGCAATATCTTGTTGATACATTCCTGGAACGGTCTGTGCTAATCCTTGTTGTTGTTGAAATGCTGTCTGTGCTCCTGCCATACCCTGGCCGTAGCCTTGTTGTAATAATTGTGATTCCATGAGAGCTCTATTCATATCAGAAGCTGCATCGTATTCTGATTGAGCGACTCCCATTCTTGAACCTCCGTAAGCTCCGAGCTGTGAGGCTCTGTCTGAAATTCCTCTTCGTTGCATCGCTGCTTGTTTATCAAATGATGTCATCGTCGCATCGATCACTTGTTGTTGATATGGTGACATGAATTGTTTGTAAGCGTCAGGTCCTGCGTAAGGTTCTGCCGCTGTTAAGTAATCTTCAAAAGCTCCAATACCTTTACCTGTTGTGCCTGCGAGTGTAGCTGCTTGAGTTTGTAATGGATCTTGCCCTGCAACGGTTGGTGCCCATTTGGACACGTCCATTGGATCTTTGGTTAATGCGGGTAATTCCTTACCGTAGTATTCTCCTAAAGATTGTATAAATGGTGCGGGTAAATTTCTTGTTTCTGTTATAGCCATTATATAACCTCACTCAATCGTTCTGATGTTTCAAACATCTCCTGTGCTCCTTGTCCTTGTGATTCTTCTGACACTTGACCGCCAGCTTCTAAATTTTTCATGACATTTTCCATGACTTCTGCTCCTCTATCAATGTCTCCACCACCTGCATTTCTAACAGCATCTGCGGTAAAAACAAACTCATTTCTGCTTAATCTTGCTGGGACATCGTCAGCCTTTTCTTGTCCTCCGATAGGAACAAAGCCTCCGTCGTTTCTATAATCTTTTTCCATACCACCCAGGTCCATAAGGCCACCTTCTTGTCGTCCTATTCTTCCGCCTTGAGCTGATGTCAGACGAAGATCTTCAGGGACTCTGTAACTTCCTCCTAGGCTAGCTAGGTAAGCATCGAATGCTTCCTTGTCTTCGTCCCATTTTGATTGAGTGTCATCTAATCCTTTTACAGGTGCGTAAGCCGTATAGGCTCCTGCTCCTATTGATGCTGGAAGAATCCATTTTGACCAGTCTCCTCCTTTTTTAACTACCTCTTTTGCTAGTGGATTTAAATTTGGATTATACCCTGCTGCTAAGTGAGGAGAATATTGATTTGCTGCTGTAAGTCCTTGAGTAATAGCTCCTGCTTGTTGTGCTTGGCCAATCTGCGCAACTTTTGCAGCTTCTCCTGCAGTCCCCCACTGGTCTGTTTTTAATAAGTTAGCTAGAAGTCTAGGATCTTTTAATCGTGCGGCAACACTTTTCAGTCCACCAGGTCCAACTCCACCAGGTATTCCTGACATAAATTGTGTACCACCCAGGTAAGTTCCTGCGGCATACATCAAAGCTAATTTTCCTATCTTGCTTGAAGCAAGTTTCTTAACTTTTTTAAAAGCTTTCTTTATAAAACTTCCTAAACCATATTTTCTTCTTCCTGTGTAAGTATCCATGATACCACCGAACGCTGCGGGTGCTCGAGGTCCTCCACCAAACTCTTGACCAGGAAACTCTTCTCCCATCATCGGTGATTGAGGTCCTTCAGCCTGAGAACTCGCTATTATTTCTTTTATTTTTTCTATAGCTTCTTGAGGAGATAATCCTTGAGCTATGAGCGCGTCATATAATTCTTTAATTACTTCTTTGGATTGCATCATTGCACCTTCCATCTCTCCTTCAACCATGTTTCCCATTTGATAGCCTATTCTTCCACCATCCGCGGCTCGTTGTTGATTGAGCACTAAGTCAAGCGGAACTTGAAAATGTCCACTTCCTAAACCTGTAGAGGCTGTTGTAGTTGTATCAGTTGTAGCTGGTAAAGTTGCAATTCCTGTATAGGGATAAGGGTCTACTCCGCCTCCACCCCCTGGATCGTAATTAGGATGATTTGGATCGTTAACATTTGCCCTGCCTCCTGTATAACCTTCATCCCAAAGTGCTTGCTTAGCAGCTTCGGATTCTATACCTCCTTCTCCTGTCCAGTCCCATGCTCCAACGCCTCCTGTTTCTTCTATTAAACCTTGTTTCAAAAGTGCATCGAAAACAGCTGGGTTTTTATCTATATAACTACCTCTTCTTTTTTGTAAATTACGTAATCTGCCAGGAATATATTTGTTAGCAGCTGTATTAATTCGTTCACCTAAACTTACTTTAGGTGTAGATTTAGATACTGTTGTTGCTGAAGCTGGAAGTTGTGCAAATTGTTGTAAAGCTTGTCTCTGCCAAGCATCTGCTCCACCGCCAGGTCTTGAATCTGCTTTAGCTGCCTCATAAGATTTACCAGCATCATATGTCTCTTGATGTCCTCCTTGATACCCTGGTCTTCCAGGTCCTGGTTGAACTAATTGTCCACCAGCTTTCTGAATTCGACTACCATAAGTATCGGTCCAGTCCCGAGCAATCTTCGGCTCGTTGGCCCATAGATACTTACGTTGTGCTTCTGATTTAAATGGCATAATTTAAACTATCTTATTTGATTTTGGTTAAAGGCAGGGATTTCACCTGAGCTTATACCTTTACACAAAAACCTATTGTTTTACAAGGTCAGACTTTGATAATAGACTTGGCATTTTTTTAATGTCTATCAAGACGTCCCTTCTTATATCCTCCCTTTTGGTTGCGGTATTAGGATCATTGACATCAGCAGTTGCCTCGGCGTCCGATCCATACTCTTGTTTTGTTACCTTGTTCGTCACGGTAATAACCGTTTCACTTTGAATTTCTTCAACTTTTTTACCATTAACATCCTTAATTGTAACAAATCCTTTTTCTTTAAATGGCATTATGACCTACTGATCTCCAAGGCAGACACGATTAGATTTAAGCCTCCCGTGGTACTGCAGGTCACTTGGAGCTTATCCGTTTCTTCTAAAACTAAAAGAGTGGAATTACTCGAGTTTAAAAATTCAAATTTAGTGGTCGCTGCCAGAGATCCTTTATAATCATAAGTATATCGGGTTGTAGCACTGGTGTCATAGATTGAAAGCGTTACATTCATGGTACTTGAGTCTGTGTTATAAACTGAAATAGAGCGAATAACGGAAGTCGTTGCTGCGGGAACTTCATAAACGTCCTGATTGGCTGTTGATACATCAATCAGGATAGGAATAATTTTATAAGTATTTGCCATTACGATAGATACCAAGTAAATCGTTCTTGGTCCTCTTTTTGTTGTTGTAAAAACGTTGAGTTCAATTGTTCAACAATTCCACTCAACGCTCTTGAAATTTGTTTTTGATTAGAAAAATCATATTCTTCTTTGGGTTCAGGTATTTTAATTAATATTTTAGACATTATCTCATCCCGTCGGGTTGAAGATCCAGTCTCATTGTTCCAAACCTCCAGTTGTCATCTACTGCAGCGTTAGCAATACTTACGCTCGCAAATCTTCCTCTTGCTCTAGTATTAAACTGAGTGGAAGAAGAAGTCACGGTAAAAGGACTATAAACACTTGTGGTTGCCGTGCTTGCTGGGAAACGTTTCAGTTTTAAAGTCACCGTTGCACTTCCTGCTAAGGTTTTAAAATCGGGTAAGAATCGACTGATCGATAAATAAAATGTGCCTGCTCCTGCCTCTTTAAAGTAGTCCCCTAGATCAAAATCATAGGATTCCAAACTGCCTGCAATTGCGGTAGAAGATCCATCAGGATTAATCTGATTGGTTCCGACTTCTTGTTCAAAATAAACCGTTTGACCTAAACCTGTTTCACCAATCACGCTAGGAAAGGTTCCTGTCGCTGTCGAATCAAACTTAGTTGAATGAGGATTTGGATAAATCTTAGCAAGCATCCATGAAGTTCTTGCTTCGGTACCTGGGTACCAGACTCCTCCTGGCACTTTGTTTTGCGCACTGCCTGCAGATTCTCCATAATTATATACGGCATAACGATCATTATAGCTTGCACCATCCGTGGGATAGTACCATACCACTTCTGTAAAGAGATTATTAATCGCAGCACAGATCTGTTGACCTTTAGTGGTATCAATATCATCATAGACATAATCCTCAATCGAACAGCTTAAAGATTTAACGGTACCGTCGAAGAGGAAGAAGCCTTTATTACTCATCCAGTAAGCTACCCCGTCTATTTCTACAACAGCATTCATCCCAATTAATCCACAGTTCGTCCCTACCTGTTCAAATCCAAACGTAAAAGGAGCACCGACATGCTTCATGGTGTATAAGGCGGTATCCGTCCACACTAGAATATTATCTTTTGCTTTAATGGCTCCCATAATCTTGGTACCATCTTGTAATCTTTGACTACCCGCACTGTTGATAGCGGTGGGTGCAAAAGTATTAATCGTTTCTTGGTCCGAGAACCTTATAAACATATTATCCTGAGTCGCTGCCGTACCAATCGTGGTTTCGGTTCCAAATAAAACTAAGTGTCTCGTGACTGGAGACATCATCATGGCTCGAGACGCTGTTGGAGCTGACGTTGTTACATAACTTGTTGTGCCTGTGGAAGCTCGTGTAGTAAATCTTGCTGCAATACTAGAATCCCATGTATAAGTTTTTCCATCCAAAATAGTTGCCAATAAAACATCTCCATAATTATCCAGAGCCCAGAGTCCTGGTTCTAAAGAAACCGTTGAAGCTGTAACTGCTGATCCCCATCCTGTATAATCGGTAGCATCTGTTACCACTGTCTCATCAGCATGGGCTGATCGATCTGAGCCATCAACCGCTCGGGTAATGACTGTTAAATTATTTGTAGAAACGGCGGTATAATCAATTAATTCTCCATCAACCGCAGGAGTATCACTTACAATTATTGTTCCTCCCCCTGCTGGAAAACCAGTGGCAGAAGTTACAGCAATCGTGGTTCCTGTTGTTCCTGAGGTATCATCACCTAAAGTTCCATCTAAATCAGTAGTGGCTGCTCCTGAAACCGTTCCACCGAAATTCCCCACACCAAAACCATAGCCATACGTTTGAGCCGCAGGGCCCACGCTTTGATAGGGCTTAACGGTCATGCTTCCTCCCGTAGCTACCACAGAGCTCGCTTGAGCCGATGAATTAATAGTAAAAGTTGTACTTGTGGGTACGGTTAAAACTTGAAAAAGTTTATCTTCAAATTGAGCATCGGTTAAACCCGTTCCACCAGGTAAAGTGACTGCATCCAATTGTATAATATCCCCTGCTAATAAACTATGAGCAGAAGTTGTTGTAATGGTACATGTTTTAACACTAGTACTATCCGTCGCTAAAGTAGAACTTCCAAAACTTGTGGCACTATAAGGAGTAATATCGTAAAGCGTTCCTTCAAAATAAATAAGTAAAAATTTGTCGGTTCCAATAGCCACGTATCGGTTGCCGTCAAGATCAACAAAAGAGTGTTGAGCTCTAGCAACACCAACAATGGTGTCTGTTAAAAGAGAAGACCATCCTCCGACTTTTTCGGGAAGGCCATATCGGAATCGAACATTATCAGAACTCACCCAGCGCCTGTCGGCACCGACCTGAGTCTGTTGTTTGTCTATTCCTGGAAGTAATTTAAAATCTACAAGAGCCATATGATTAGCTCCTAGGCTGTATTCGTTTTGTATATCCAGCCGACTGTAGCATTGGCATATACCAACGTAATAGCTTGACCGTTAGCGGTTAAAACTAAGTTGCTTGCTGAACTATTAATCTTTTCTGACCCATTGGAAGCGATAGTTAGATTGTTTGAAGCAAAGTAATTTTGACTGTCTATAAGTGTTACTTCGTCATTAACAGATCCTGCAGGAAGAGTGACTGTAAATGCATTAGTTGTTTTAGTATCGCAAAAAATCTGATCTCCCGCAACAGCAGTATAAGCCGCGGTATGAGTAACATAACTTTTTTGCAGCATTCCTAGGGAAGTATTCGTTCCATCAGAATAAACCAGGGCGGTTGCACCAACAGGCATTGTATAACCTGTTCCTGAAGCCGTCTTAACAATTAAGGTATAATTACTTGAAGAACGTGTCGTTGAATCTTTAACAATAAAGACTCTTTCTGCTGTAGCAGGCATAATAAAATTACGATTAGCTGCCAGGGTTCCTGTTAAAACAAAAAATAAATTTTTACCGTTGGAAGTAGCTCCATCATTTAAGGCTAATGTAACATCGGCTGCAGCTACATCGACTGATAAATACCCACTCGAAGCCTGTTCTAAAATTTCTAGATTAGTATTGGTAACGGTTCCCCATAACCCAGCTTTTTCACCTGTGGTTACTTTTTCTAACTGTAAATTTGTCGTATATGTTGATGCCATAATTCTCCTATAAAGGATCTATATTGGTCCAGGTTTGACTTGCGTCTGGGTCAATTGCATTCCATGTTAACACATTCACATCAGCTGCGCCAGTAGAAACTGTTGCTCGGCTGCCATCAGGGGACACACTTCCACTAATGGTATAAGTAATACCATCGGCGTTCTGACTGACAGTAACTCTGCTACCTGTAACAGTAACGACAATTGTAATATCGACTAGTGCCGTAGCTCCAAAAGTTGTCTCTGCGAATGCTGATAAACCTAACATAAATTCACTTATACCCTTATTGAAATATTATTGATTATCTCTTTGGATATTTGTCTTTAGTTGCTTTAATTGTAGCTTTCCAAGCATCAATTCCATTATGATAAATATCATCAAGTTGATCTTGCCAAGTTGGATAAGATTTTTTTCTTAAATCTATAATAACTCTATCAACGACATCATTGTCAATGGTTAAACCCCATTCTTGACAATAGGTAAAATCAAATCCTGGTGGAACGGAATCTAATAGTTCTAGTTCCTCAAAAGTGTCTTTAGCCAATAACAGAAAAGCATTGCAACTTGGTGTCTGTGCTATTCTTATAATATCTCTTTCAATAGGTTCCGCTGGTGTACCAAAAAAAGTGCCCCAGTTATCTGCTTCAAGCTTATACAGTTTCATCTTCAACTCCTTTAAGTTCTATTTTTAATTGTGGATTTGGATTGCCTTCCAGTATTTTTGTTGTTTTAGGTACTAGCCCTATTTGCTTTAATGCGTTCCAAGTGTGAGGATTACTCATAGCATTACGCAGTTTAGCTGGTGATGGTCTGCCATTAGCAATCATTTCAGCCTGAATTTCTCTACCAATATTAACAGTAAATTCGTTTGCAGCATTTGCTTCAAACATCTGTTCATCGGTATAACCTTTAATTCTTGTAGGTTCTGCAAGAACATAAAGTTCTTTTAATAGTCTTTTTAGCATTTTAATCTCATCTCTTGTAAGGTCAAATGCTTCTTTTAAAGTTGTGTCATGGCTTTTAGCTTCTAAAATGTCAGCTTCAAGTTCTAAAATTTCATGTTTTAAACCTCCTCCACCATTTTTTAAATGGTTTAGCTTGGAAAGTTGTGCTTGACGTCTTAATTTATCAATTTCTTCACCAGCCAAGGCTCTTATTCTGCCTTCAAGAAATCCTTTTAATGTTTTAATTCTTTCCCAAGGTGTATTTCCTATAACTTGGTATCTGTAATTAAATTCTGAGTTAAATTTTTCTGCCATAATTTTTTAATTGTAAGAACATGCAGCTAAATATTTCCTGGTTTGTCCTACACCTGAAACATCAGCCGCTACTACTCCAGTATTAGAAACTAAATTGCTTATTGCTGTTACTGCTGGTCCAGTTATAGCACCATAGGCAAAAATACCTTTGTCTTGACCATATTCACACCCAGCTGTTGATCCCTTATTCGTTGTAGAAGAGATAGTTACATCGGTTGCAACAACTCCAGTATTAGAAACTAAATTGGTTACTGCTGAAGAAGTACTTCCATAAGCAAATATTCCTTTATCACCGCCATAACTAGCACCTCCTAAACCCTCTCTAGCTGTTCCTACTCCCGAAACATCAGTTCCAACAACGCCAGTATTTGAAACTAAATTAGTTATATTTAATGGTCCAGTTCCATAACCAAAAATCCCTCTATCATCGCCATATTCACATGCCGCCAGCCAACCTCTTGCTGTTCCAACGCCAGTTGTATCGGTAGCTACAACTCCAGTATTCGATACCAAATTAGTCAGTGAACTTTGTGATGAACCAGCGTAACCATAACCAAATATTCCTTTATCGCCACCATAATTACAAGCTGCTAGATTCTGTCTAGCAGTTCCTACGCCCGATGTGTCGGTTGCTACAACTCCCGTATTTGAGACTAAATTAGTCACTGCTGTTTGACTACCAGTGTAACCAAAACCAAAAATAGCTGTATCGCTTCCATACTCACAGCCAGCAACACCTTCTCCTCTAGCAGTTCCTACGCCAGCTGTATCGGTTGCAACAACTCCAGTATTAGAAACTTTATTAGTCACATTATAGTATGGAGGTGGAGCAGAAGCTTGTCCAAAGCCAAATAATCCATTGTCATTCCCTTTAGATGGTGTCTCAGCAACAGCTTCATCAAGGATTGGAATCCATCCCTTAGTTGCATCAGAATAAACAATATGAACAGCTTGACCATCTGTTCCGTATTCTACATCATAACTATCATCATAACCTTGATAGTTTAAGCCGTTTGAATCTATAACAATACCATTAGTTCCCCAATTATACGCATAGTCGGCAAATATTATTTCATCACCATTACTAGCCGCAGCTGGTAACGTAATTGTACAAGCATTGGATGTTGTATCAATCCAATATGCGTTTCCAGCTTCAGCTGTTAAGGTTGATCCTGTTACAACATCTTGCCAAGAGAGACCTCCAGCAGCCGCAGCCGCTATAACTCCCGAAGCTCTGTATGGGTTATCTCCTACTTTTCCACTCATAAATATTCCTATAATGTCTGTTCTAAATAACTGATAACAACGTCAACGTTAGCCGCACTAGCGGTTTGAGCTGAAAGCACATCGGTTGCTTCAAGAACAATTCTAGTAGTGTGTTCAAAAGTTGCATTAGCAGCTAAAGCTTGATCAGAATAAATTTCATAGTCGCTGGCGCCAGCGTCATCTCGAATATATAAATCAAAAGTCTCGTCTGCCCCGCCTGTTTCACAAATCGATATATTAAGTATCGTCAGCGTTTTGCCTGATGGTGCCGCTAACAAATCATTTTCAGAATTTGTAACTCCTGCTACCAGCTTTACTTTCATTACTTCACTTGCCATATTTTCCTCCTATTAAAATCCCATTATCAATGCTTTACCAGTCGTTGATAGACTTGGATTCCATACTTCATTAATTTCTACGTTGCCTGTGCTTTCACCAGTTACCCAAACTACTGATCCATCTTCACCATCAGATATTGAAAGTTGATCGTCTCCTGTTGCACTTGAAACGTCTGCAACTCCAATTACGACATTACCAGAGCCAGAAGTAATATTATTTCCAGCGAAATAACCCAAACAGATATTATTATCTCCACCCGCAACGAGAAGACCAGCATCAGTTCCAAGGGCAACATTACCATCGCCAGTACAAGCACTTAAAGCTTGATGACCAATTGCAGTATTATAATGAGTTGTAGTAACTGCATCAAGAGTTCGAAAACCCATTGCTATGTTTGCTTGACCTGAAGAAATTAAAAGTCCAGCACTATGTCCTACGCAAGCATTATTTATACCAGTATTAATTGCACCTCCAGCACCATAACCTATTGCAGTATTAGAATAACCAGAAGTTAATGCATCTAAAGCAGCAAAACCAACTCCAGTATTACTTGCAGCACCATTTAAAGTCCCTGATGTTGAATGACCAACTAAAAGACTGTTTGAAAAATTTGTTCCTGCAAGTTTACCTGGAATAACATCTCCTGTAACGGAGTTAGCGGTCATCGTTACCATTCCAGTTCCATTGGCATTGATAGCTATAGCACCATTAGAAGCAGAAACGATTGCATTTCCATTTACATCTAAATCTCCACCTAATTGAGGTGTAGTATCTTCTACAACATTGGCTATAGCTCCTACTGCTGCACCACTTGCGTCTAAATAAACTGCTTTTTCTGAGGGTAGGGTACAAAAAACTTCTTTTGAGCCTGCAGCAAAATCTACTGCGGAATCACTGTTGGAACTTTCCAAAACAGTAGTTCGGGTTAATGTTGAACTATCAGCGTTTAAAGTTCCTAATCCTACTTCCCACTCATTCTCAGTATTTATTGAAATGGCGTAGTAAGTCGTATTATCATTTCCAATTCCAGCAGCAAAAGTTTGAAAACCCCCGACGGCTCCTCCCAGGGTCACGGCTCCCGTGCCTGTTGTTGAAGTTGTTTCTCTTACTCTGTTATTTATTACTAATGCCATATTATGCTACCTGTATAATTGCGGTGGATGCTGCAGCGGCTGGAAATTGAATTGTAAAGTCTCCTGCCGTTGCTACTTTATTTCCACCAAAATCTATAACTAAACAAAGTTTGTTGCTCGCGCTCGTATTATAAATAGCTGCACCTAATGAAGTTAATGTTACACTCGAAAAAACTTCATTGGTAAAATCTACTATAGCCGTATTGCTTCCTGGAACACTCACTGCTTGACCATCTAATGCTTGTCCTCCAGTAGTATAACCCGTACCTGAAGAACTTACTTCATTGGTTGTACTATAGACTGTTGATGATGTTGTATAAGGCGGACCTAAGGTTGTTACATACAAAGCAATGTTAAAGGTATCTCCTCCATTTGCAAAGTTATGCGTGCCTGATAATAGTTCCGATTTAAACGAGTCTGGTATAATATTTGCCATATTTTATTCCTAATCTTGTGTTGGTGGTGGCGATTTAAGAGGCGTTCGAATAACCCCATCCATATATTCGTCCCTGCGTCTTCGACCTTGTTGTTCGATCGCGTACGATTGTAAGGCCTGCTGATACGATTGCTGATAATACTGTATCAAATTTTGCGGACCTTTCAAGTATCCATATGCTTCTAACAAAGAACCATACAAAAGTAAATCCTGATATTTGTTGCTCAGATAAGTTGTCGTTGAATCTGACGTCGTAATACTGTCTGGCTGTTTAATATAAGCCATCGTAATCTCATAAGCGGCATCAGGAGTAGGAGATACAACCCAATAGGTAGCGTCCCAGTTTCCATAGTATTTAGGTAACCCTGATGCTGTTGAAGGAGTATTATAATACTCCGTCATATAAGAAGTATCTTTTTTCTCCAAATAAACATTAACCGTGGGACTTACATTAGTATTAGCCAGTTGAACATAACGAATAATCCTTAAATCACTGGGAACTGTTACATACCGATTTCCAGTGGTGAGAGTAGAAGTGGCATAGAATCGATTGTCATCATTATCCGCTTCTCTATAAATTCTATTTTCTGCATTTTTAGTGATAGTACTACAAATAGCATCTGTTAAAACGGTATCATCTACTTCTGTGTAGCTTCTTAAATCTGTTTTTAAATTTGCAAACGTATATGCCATTATGGTCTATCTCCTACGGGTCCTGCGAAAGCAGGGAATCCTCCTCCTGTTGTAGCACTTGTCGCTGCCGAAGCCAATACAAAAGTATATTGATTGCTAACGGTCTTGGTTGAAGGTTGACCTGGATAATTAACCGTGATGTCAATTGGTGTAATACTATAAGATCCAAATACTTTATCTAAATCATTATGGGCATTAGCCGTACTAGCTTGTGGCGTTAATCCATAAGTCGGTGCAGAAGATCCACGAGTTAAACCTGTCAGCGTATTAGTCGACTTTCCTGTATATTTAATAACTTCACTTAAAGTAAAAGTATTGTCTCCAGCTCTCGTTTGAGCGGCAGTAGGTTTAGTCTGGACATATATATATCCTGAACTTGGAAACGCAGAAGCATCCGTTAAAGCTAAAGATGTAACCGCTGCAGTAATGTCTCCATTCAAAGTGGTTTCTAATTCTAAAGTAGTAATAGAAACTCCTCCCACAGCCTGTTGTACATCTCTGAATCTTACAGCATCTCCACTTGAAAAATTATGACTAGGTTGAGTCACCGTCACCGTTGTACTCACCGTTGTTGTAAAAGGATTATTAGGTAAAATAGTTGGCGTTGGAAAAGCTGTTCGCGCAGGTCTTACCTTGCTCAAAGATATAGAATCCGCGCTTAAAGTTTTTGGTCTAAGTTGAGGTTGTTTGGGTTCATATTCAGAAACATGAACAAAAGCTCCTGTCCATTCAGTAACCATTTCCCTCCAGGGAAACTGTAAGCCTGATCGGTCTGAAATAGCTAATGCGTGTTTTCCCGTTGCATATTTTGGCATTAGATATTTGGATAATAAGCTTTCGGTGTTATGTACGTACTCGCTGCTGATCCATCCTCCTGTAAAGCTCGTGCTAATTCATCTTCGTATAATAATTTAAAGGGTTGTGTTTTTTCCATTCTAAATTTTTGTGATAAATAATAAGCTAAGCCCGAGACCATACAAGGGATAAAACGATAAGGAACATCGGTAGCATTGGAATACGTTCCTGCATCCTGAATTCTTTTAACAAAAAAGATGTGTAAATTTTTAGCCGCATTACTAGCGTCTGGAGTTGGATAGATAGTCATCGTTACTCTATCTACAAAACGTTGAACCCAATAATTACTAGGAGTGCCTTCGGATTCTTTATTTGCGTATCCTGAATAAGTAGAACGATCTACTTTACCAAGAGCTGCGTCTGATTGAGTATTTCCTGCCATGTTCGTTCGTAATGAACATTGTTCTATATCCGAGAAACCTGGAACATAATTGGTAACGGCTACGCCATCAGAATGGGTTGCTGCTGTTGTACTATGAGCTCCACGTGTCACACCCGTTAATTCACTACCACTAAAACCTACATAGGTAATATCTTCAGTACCAATTCTAATGGTACCTTGATTATTCATTCCTGTAATAGAATCCAAAGTGATTCCACTGGTAGCGCTGGTGCTACTGATCGCTCCATCTAGAGTGGTATTAAGTCCATTAGATTTTTGCAAAGCTGCCGCCCCAGTCGTGGGCATGTCGGAAGGGTATCTATAAAAATTAAATTCTTTTTCTCCTTGGGTCAAAGTAAGATTTAAAGTTCCTACTTCCCAATAATGCAATCCTCGATTTCCCCATTCTTGAAAAAGAATGTTGAGTGATCGTCTCGCCGCTCTTAATTGATAGCCTGAAACATTAGGAAAACCTACTCGTTCAAAAGCTTCTTCAATAATATCGGCAATTGTAAAAGTTTTCCCAAATGTATAACTGTCTGAGGTTGTGTTAGGCAATGTTTACCTCCTAACCTGCTGTTAGGCCAGCCGCAGAATACTTATCAGAAAATAATGTGTAACCAGCTACGTTGGTTTTAGTTTTACAATAAACTCCTTTTGGAAATAAAAGACCACCTCCAAAATTAAGTGTAAATACTTCTCCAGTAGGAACATCTACATTTATTATAGTATCCCCACTATTTGAAGTAGTGGTTAATTCTAAAACACCAGCGCCGCCTCCATCAGAAGCAACTGAGAGTGAATAAACTCTTACATTAGATGCAATAATTGCACTTGCTCCTGCTGCTGCAGCTGATCTTGTAGCCTGGATAATCGGTTGTGACATAATTTAATCTCCTTAGTCGTGAGCTCCCGAAGGAGCTCACATTTTATTTATTAACTTACCGCTGCGCTAAAACAAGTAGCTGGTGTTGAAGTGCATCCAGTATGGACGGAAACCGACCATTTACCTGAAGCAAGAACTGTGCAAACTATTTTTGCATAAGTTACACCACCCGTTGTACTACCATTTAATGTGATAGTGTCTGATGCTGCTACTGTTTCAAATCCAACAACATTGTCGGAAGAGTCATCAATAAAGAATGCACCTCCACTCATAGTATCATCGGAATTCGCCACTTGAACAACTAAATCTCCAGTTTTCGTAATCGAATTAATAATAGTAAAAGTTGCACCAATGTTATTGGCGTTATTTAGGTCTGGTCCTGGTCCTGCAACTCCAGAATCAGCAGTCGCATTTGTTGCAGGTAGCGTATAAGTCACTGCTCCAGCAGCATCATTATGTACAATTCTACCCGCATGGGTAGCAACTGTTAATGAGGTACTTGAGTCAGCGTCTATAACGTTAGCTGGACCTGTGTTGTAAAATCCTTTTTTGGATATTACTGGTCCCGCAAAGGTTGTATTTGCCATAATTATAATCCTCCTAGTTAATGTAGATCTAGTCTCTAGGCCGTCGACTATACGCGTCTAGATCTAATTAATAATTGTATAGTACTTAACCTATACTCCAAATTTAAATTTGGCGCAAGTGATCTTGTAGTAAAAAATTGATTTTTGATAGCGCTTAAGTGGCTATCGAAACTTCGCTCTTGGCGTCTTCTATTTTAGTTTGAATAGTTGCTTGTTCAAACTCTTTGGCAATGATCTCTTTAACAATTTCCTGAATTTTTTTATCAATATAGGACATGTTAATATTATACTTGCCCTCCTTCAGGTGTTCCTGTTGCCATTCTAACTCCAAGGACTTCTTTTGTATGTACAGGTCTTGGGTCATTTATAACCTCCTCATAGGTTATCCATTTACCACGTTTTGTGGTAAATCCATCTTTCTCCAGTTTTACCTCATTTTTTCCTAGTTTGTCAAGGATTGATTTTTCAATACCTATGGCACTATCTTCACACGTAACATTAAAGCTCGCATAATAGCCATGATATCGAATTTGTATTCTGAAGTTTTTCATATTTCTATCTTTATAAACGAAATGAGGCCGTTTTGAGGCGGCCTCATCTCTAATGTTATTACGCTCCTGGTGAACCGTAAATACCTCTAGGGTCTGATACGCCAAAAACGTATCTTTCTCTAGCTTTGTATCTAACGTTGCCAGTATCGAAATCGCCTTCCATTGCAGTTGTCAATGGGGCACGATTGAACATTTTCATGCCATTTGGCACGTCTGTAATGATGTAAAATGCATCAGTATCAGTTAAGAAATTATTCACTCGATATCCTTGAGGAATCATTCCCATAGATTTAGTTGCATTGATATCATTATCAGCTGTTCCCACTCTGCCTTGAGATTTAAATAATCTTTCAGCAGTAAATTGAGAGTTAGAAGGAATGATCATTTTCACTCCTCTAGCC